GCTCGTCGGGGTCCTCTATAAGGTCTGCCAACCACTCCTCGCCGTAGTCTGCCAATCGCATAGCCGCGTCTCCCCAACCAGGATCGCAGTGCTTGCGAACCTTGGAGATACTGCAGCCGGGCTGAAAGTCTACCTGACTGGAACGAATGGCGCACTCGTTGAACCCTGGGTCGAAGTGATTCCTAGCTGAGGACGGTCCCCACAGCTGGATTACATCGAACCCAAATACGTTGAGCCCGAAGCGCTTCATTGGGTCTGCCAGAGAAAGCTGTTTGAAGTCATGCTTCTGGACCAGCCTTCCCGCTACCTCATCCTTACCAGCACCAGCCTGGCCGGTTACACCTACGATACGCATTAGTCTTCCCCTAGATCAATCGAGTCAAAGAAGTCTGAATTGAGTTCAAAACCTTCTTCATCTTCCTCTTCCCCGAACATTGCGTTCTCTAGTAGGTTAGCGGCGAGGTTTGCAATACTGACTAGGTAGTTGTCTTCGTCTCCCGTTTCAGGAGCAAGGACCTGAAGGTCCAACATGAAGTCGTCCTCCCCCTCACCAGGTTCTTTGGTGACAACCAAGGCAACTGCGTTCTTAGGTATCTCTCTTGTCATTCTACACCAATCCGTATCTTTTAGCCTCTTCTAGGCTAACCTTATACAAGGTCTGCTCATTCAAGTTTCTACGTATACACAATAAGTCTAATCTCTCCTGTGTCAAGTAGGCAGCTCTATCTAATTGTGCTTTGATTTCAAGGGAGTCGGAGGTTAGGTGCTCATTCTGGGCCAAAGCGAGCATAGCTCCAGTAGCCTGAACAGCCAGGTTGTCGAAGTCCCCATCGGCTTTCCCTCTCAGAAGAGAGGCTACCTTGTCTAAACATTTAGTTGTCTCTCCCATGTGCTGAGTAGCGCGGGCGGCTAGGGTTTTCATGATTTCTTCCCCAGAAACGATAAATACCTGGGTGGTGTCTCTTACTTGTGGTGCTGGCATTATACTTCCTCTAGCGAGCTAAACCCGCCCTTCTTTACTATTGTCCTCTTGTTAGGGAATAGTTGTTTGAAATGGTCCTGGTGTGTAATTACGTACACAGTATTGTATTGTTCCTGCTGCTGATTGAGCAGGGTGACGATGGCCTCAGTACCTGCCTCGTCGATTGACTCGAATGGCTCATCAAGGAACCGGAACGGGATAGTCTTCTCTGCGCGCATGGCAGCCAGCTCTCCCAAAGCTAAAGCTATAATAAGATTGGCCCTGGCTCTTTCCCCAGAGGAGTTAGAGGCATAAGAGCCTCCTCCGTGCTTCTGGGTGACCTGAATGTTGAACCGCTCTTTGCTCTTTCCACTCTTGAGAGTGTCCTTGGTGTGGAAGGTGATCTCCATCTCCCCCACTGTCACGAGGTCAGAGTACTTCTTGGCAAACTGGTTGAGAAGAGGCGTAACATGCTCCAGCATGAAACTGCGAATTCCCTGAGGCGAGAAGCTGTCTACCCAAAAGTCCAGTACTTCCAGAGTCTTGCGGAGGACTTCTTGGTCCTTCTCAAGCTTTTCGTGGTCCTGTTGCTTATTGACAAACATTACCTCCTCGGTCTCTAACAAACCTGAGTAGGGGTTAGCATCTGCTTCGAGACTTACCTTCCGCTCAGTGAGCTGGCCAATACGCTGAGTCAGGTGGTCCGAGTTGATCTTGGAGTCTCTGGCTTTTCCTAGCTTTACATCATTTCTAGCAATCTCGCCCTGGTAGAAGGCTACCTTCTGCTCTGACTCTACTAGCAGGGTGCGCGCCTCTGCCTTCTCCTCGTCCCACTTCTTTCTGGTCAAGTCGTCTGCCTTATTGATAGTATCAATCTTGATTTGGAGAGTTCGCTCAATCCCAGCTAGTTCAGTTTCTAGCTTCTGGGCGTGCTCTGGGCTCACATCCTGGTAGCAGGTGTGGCACTGGCCGCCAAAGCCATCCAGGGTGTTCCTCTTCTGGTGTACCGCCTCCAGACGGACGTTTACAGCCACCATCTCCTCATTGAGCTTAGCAACCTTATCAGAGTAGTGCTGCATTGTCTTGACGGTATCAGCCCTGAACCCAGCCAACAACGTCTCCTGCCCCGCAAGGAGGGTCATTAGCTCCCCCTTCTCAACGGTTAGAGGGTCGATAGTGGATACAACCTGGTCTTCTTTTGCCTTGGTTTCCTCCAGGGAGGCCACAGCTGCATCTATCTCCTGAAGCTTTTCTAGGCGGTGGTCCGCATACTCGCTTTCCTTAGTTTGGAGGTCTTTGATTCGCATTTCTACTTCAGAAAGGGAAGTCTCTAAATCCACTAACCGGGTAGATAGGACGTTTAGCTCGCCCGTAGACGCTCTATGCCTCCTTCTGGCCTCCTCAGAGGCCCTTCCTAGGGCCTCAGTACGGAGGAGCCGTTCCAGCAAAACCTTCACCTCAGAGTCGGTCATGGTGCTCCGGGCATCATAGCGCAGAAGGTGGTGAAGTCCAAGCCTACGATGTCCTCAATCATGGACTGTGTGGCTGCCATAGAGGCACCAGACACCTCGGCCCCATCACACAGGAGGATTAGGTCGTTAGACTTGTGCTCCTTGTCCGTCTTGTTCTTACGATAGCGAATAACCTCGTATTCATGGCCATCGGCGGAGAAGGACACCCCCACCCTGCAGTCTGAATGGACCTTGTTGTGGACTACCTCATCCGAGCCGAAGCCACGGACGGTATTCCCCCACAACGCCCAGGTAAACGCATCCAAAGGCAAGGATTTGCCCGCACCATTGCTATCCGCTTGTGGTGCGTCCTCATTCCTGCCAAGGATGAGCGTTAGACCTTGGTCCACTAGGGGGAGAGTCATCTCCCCCACAGAACCAAAGTTACTCAGCTGTAGCTTCGAGAATCTCATCTTCTGGGTCCGCTTCGTCTCCCTGAGCAGCTTCCATAGAGGCTAGCTCTTCGTCACTAATGCCCTCTTCGTCAGAAGAAGGAATAGACGACACGCAAAGCGTTAGGACGCCCTTGTACGAGCCCTCCCCTAGCTTAGCGCCCTCGTGCTTACGGAGACCGTCCAGTACCAACTGGTAGATTACATCCGAAATATGTGCAGCGGGAATATCCGCTCGCTCTTCAATCGCAAACGTAATGTCTGCGTTCACTGTAATGTGGTTATCTGAAACCAACAGGCTTACGCCATTTGTCTTTTCACTCATGATAGTCCTACCTCTTTTAATATGTCCCTGCCTATGGCAAGAACCTCTTCCTTGTCTAAATCCTCTGGTAACTTTTGCTCTACCCACTCGTCCACCACTGCCGCTGGGCTTAGTTGTGTGGCGTCAAGCGAAAACTCTGTGCTCTGTTCTTCTGTCTCTACTACGATCTCAGGAGCGTTGTCCAACTCCCACTTCACTCTCATCTCCTCGCGGTCGAGGTACCGATCTTTGGTGATGTTGCGGACGAAATCGTTCCGCTTCATCATCGACAGCTCACCCCGGCTTGTCTTACCATCCCTGGTCACTACGAATTCAGGGGCGTAAGTAGTGATATGGTCGAAGTCTACCTTTCCCTTGTCCACGGTAACATGCAGAAATCCTCTGTTTCCGTAGGCATCGCCCCAGTTGTGCTGATGGGTTGCTCCGACAAACCATCCGTTAGCGAACAGCTGCTGGTGCTCGTGAAAGTGTCCGAAGAAACAAGCAGCGAACTTAGCATTAGGAACGTCCGACACAGTGATGTCAGATTCGTTGATAAGAACATAGTCGCTTCCTACTGTAGCCCCCTGCATACCAAGGTGCCCAAACAGGATGCTGGGCTTGTCCGTGTACTCAGCTAGATCCCCCGCTACCTCTAGGCGGCGTTTGGCCTCTGCTAGGTTGTCAGTGTATGGCACGAACACAAACTGAGCTTCTTCTAAATCTTTGGCGTTAGTCTTGTCGTACACATGTACAAACTCGCTAAGCTCTCCCAGGCCTACCAGGTGGTGGTAATGGCCGTGGCGGTCTCCCATGTCGTGGTTGCCGGGAATCAGGTACAGCTGGATATCCTCATCCGCAAACTTCTGAAGTCGGTCAACTACAACGTGTCTAACATCTGTAGGCACGGAGGTTCTACGGTGGAACAAGTCCCCACAGAACACGACATGCTGAATCTCTGAAATCTTGGCGTGGTCTAGTATCTCGTCCAATACGGCTGCTGTATCAGCCAGCCTAGAGTTGTATAGCCCTCCCAAACCTGGAATTGCACGTCTCGTTGCACCATACGGAAAGTTATGGGCATGCAGGTCTGAGAAGACTATAAACTCGAAGGGCTTTGTCATTAGAATCCGTAGTGGGCTCTAACCTGAGTTTCGATAGCATCGAACTCTACAGGATTACTAGAGAACCAATCAAGCGCACCATCACGTCCCTGACCGATGTTCTCATCGTTATACTTGTACCAGGCACCGCTCTTAGCGACTATACCAAGGGCAGTAGCTGCATCCAGGATCTCCCCGGCCTTGTTGATGCCCAGACCAAACACGATATCGAACTCACACTTACGGAAGGGTGGGGCGACCTTGTTCTTCTTTACCGTACAACGTGTACGGCAGCCTGGAACGTCCTCACCTTTCTTGATGTTTCCGATACGCGCAATCTCCACACGCTGCGAAGCGTAGAAGGGAAGGGCCTTGCCACCAGAGGTGACGGTTGGGTTACCAAACATGACGCCAATCTTCTGGCGCGTCTGGTTGATGAAGACCAGAGTGGTCTTCGACTTATGTACAGGTCCAGCAAGTTTGCGGCAACCCTGGCTCATCATTCGAGCCTGCGCGCCTACGTGGTAGTCGCCAACCTCGCCCTCAATCTCTTTAATTGGAGTGAGCGCCGCAACCGAGTCAATAACCACAATGTCAAAAGCATTCGATTCAATCAACTCCTGTGCAATATTCAATGCCTGCTCTCCGCTATCTGGCTGAGACAGAACGAGGTCGTCCATGTCTACTCCAAGATTCTGAGCGTAGTCAGGGTCAAGTGCGTGCTCAGCGTCAATGAAAGCCGCTAAGCCTCCAGCCTTCTGAGCCTCTGCAATGGCGTGTAGGGTGAGGGTCGTTTTACCGCTCGCCTCACTGCCATAGATCTCTACCATACGTCCACGAGCCCAGCCGCCAACACCAAGTGCCGCGTCTAGTCCGAACGAGCCAGAAGAGATAGTCTCAACGCTGATCTTTTCCATAGAGCCATAGACACCAATTGTGCCTTTGCCATGATCCTTGTTGAGCTTCGCTAGTAAGGCCTCACGAGCCTTAATCTTATCGTCTTTATCCATAGTTCCTCCAAAGTAGCTTTGGGGACCGCCGCGCACCCCTCAATGGCGACGGTCCCCCTGCTACCCCCCAGTTAGCTGTTAAGACCTTCGCGCATTGCTGCTTCTAAATCAGCAGCTGCAGCGGGGTCCTTCTCAGCAGGTGCAGGAGCAGGTGCTGGAAGGCTAGCTGAGGCGTTGTCGGGCAGGCTTGCCGCGTAATCTGCTGCACGTCCCCCATCGAGCAACCGCAGAAGACCATCTCGGTCAAGCGTGAATCCTACCTTGTCAAGAACAGGAAGGGCAATGTCGTCGTCAAACCCCGTGTCCGAGGCATCAAGGTCTGGGTAGACCTCGTAACGAGTCATCAAAGGATTGGGGTTACCAATCTTGTTGATACGGATACCACGACCCTCGTGGAGATCCGTAATGTCCTTACCGGACGAGTGGATGATTCCCAGGATTTGATCGAAGATTGTCAAAGGACAAGCGTAGATCTGGACCTTGGGGGCACCAACCTTGAAAGGAACATCGTCATCAGGACGAGCCTGCTTGAACTCAGCAACATCCTGAGCGGTATGCACTGGATCCTTTTCGACCACTACGTTTAGGAAGTAAGTCTTCTTGGCGCGGAAGTCCTTAGCGAGCTTCTGCGCTTCTGCGTCCCCCTTCAGTTTCCGTAGATCCTGAACCAGCTCACAGATGGGGCAATCCCCTTCCAGGTCTGGTGTTTCCTTGGGGCAGAGCACAGGACCCTTTTGGTCTGCGTTGACACCCCAATGTTGTGCGACCTCTCTCCAGAACTGGCCATCGAGAGCTTTGTCCCATTCAGGCATAACACGAATCTTGTTATCCCCAATCTCTGGACGCCAGAAGCGAGCCGAACCTCGGTTGCCTCCTCGCGATAGTTGTTCCTTAGTTCGCTTCTTAGCTGCATTTACTTTGTCTAGAATTCCCATTTTACTGTTTTCCTTGTTTGTACATTTCTTGTTTTATGTTGATATCTGATAATCCCTCAGCGCGATAAGTTGCACCCATTTGGATGAGCATATCCCGGCGATGAATCATAGCTTCTTTTGCGGCCTTTAGCAAGCCTGTATTACGTTTTGCGTCCAGATAATCCCCATGTGCTTTAGTGTAGGCAGGATCCGTGATTACGGTATTCTCCACCATCTTCTCTGTCATCTTGACACCCGCCGCCTTGCCACCGCTTCTGTGGTGGTGGTCGAGTCGGGCATACGTTCTTGCTAGCTCCTCCTTGGCTCTTGCATCTTTATCGAGAGCCAACTCATAGGCCGTGGCGTACCAGGCGAAGAGCTGAGCGTGCTCCATGAAGCACTCGTTGATATGCTGGCTGCGCACATCTATGTGCTCGTTTAGCTGGTTGGGGAATGTCGCATCCCCGATCTTGAACACATCAAATAGTTCTAGTTGTTCTTCTTCACTCATGCTGCGAGTCCCTTCTTTTCTGCCCAACTTGTAGTTGAGTATGCGAATTCTACCTTGAGGGGAACCAAGAAGTCAAAGTCTTCCATGACATCCCTCTTCTTATTGAGCAGGCTTAGCTCCTCTTTGTGAATATAAGACTGAATCTCATCATGCACAAGGTTTACGATCTTACTTTGTGTGTTTTTGAACACTTCTTCGTGAACCCTGACCGTAGCGAACTTGAAAACGTCCGCAGCGGTGGATTGCACAACAAAGTTAGGGGCTTGGCGCATTGCTCGGCCTGCCATCCACTTACCCTCGTCCCCCATAATCTTCTTAGCGTGGACGTGAGGCAAATGCCGTACCCTACCGAAAGAGTTAGGGATTTCGGCGTGCTTAGCGGCGGTACGGCTACATCGGCTAACAAACCTTTTTACACCACGGTACTTGCGGAAATACTGGTCGATGAAGCCCTGGCAAGCCTGAATCCACTCGCTGTCTGGGGCAGTCTTGTACCTAAGAGGTCGTGTAATCTGTCCAGAGAGGCCTGGAGCGCCAACACCATAGATGATACCGAAGTTGATAGTCTTAGCCACATCTCGGTGGGCCTTGAACTTCTTGTAGTACTCATGGTCCTCGTCTTTGAGGACTTCAATGGTCTCGGTGTAGTCCAAGTCGAACATCTCGCATGCAGTACGTGTGTGAATGTCCTGGTCCTTAGAGTAGGCATCCAACATGATAGGATCTTCAGAGAAGTGGGCCGTAAGCCTCACCTCAA